GAGGGGGCCGGGCCCGGCCGCGAGGGACGCCCCTCTTTGTTAGCGCGGGAGGCCCGTGAGGGCCGACTCGCGGCACTCAGGAAGGAGAAATGTCAAAAAAATTACTGCTCGTAGTCCTGGCGCTCCTGGCCTTGGGCCTGGGATTCATAGCAACTGCAGAGATAGAGCTAAGAGAAGATTTCTCAGGGACAGGAGAGTTTCAGGCCCGCTCCGATCTCTACGGCGTTAAAGATCGAGCTACCACCAGAGACGCTAATCTCGTCTACGGCCACGTCTTTGCCAAGAGTAACAGCTTCTCAGGCTTCAAAGCCCAAGGTGGTGAGAGCACCTACTCTGTGGGCACAAGAGATCATCAACTACAGATACGGGACGCCAGCGAGATCAATGCCACGGCCAGGATAACTCAGACTGTCCTCGAGTTCGGAGGAGATGAGAGATTCACGTTCTTCTCAGCTCAGGGTAACGGCACAGTTCTAGAGTCCGCTTTTGTGGATAACCTGAACAGAAGCAGGATGGAAGAGGTCTACTCAATCTTCCACTGTGGACCGTTCAGTTTGAACAGTTCTGTTAGAGTGGCGACTGCTACAGTGAACTCCACGATCTGAGGTCCAATTGAACCCCAGAGAAGCAGTAGAAAAGGCGAGCAATAGGCGGCAAATAAAGGCCGACAGCTCGCCAACGTATCCTTATCCGCGCCAGATTCGGAGAGTGCCTGTCAATTGGCCTCTTGTTCTGGCGAAGGGATTAATGCAGCAGATGGAGGCAGATAAAAGTGTCTGAAACAGATTTCGGCTGTTGCCAGAACTCAGCAACGCAGGCCTGCGAATGCATCAAGCAGGATCTGGCTCATAGGGTCATCCCCACTGGCTCACGCAAACTTGTGGGCCAGGAAAGGGAATACTGTACAACTACAAACAAATGGCTCACCAGGCAGGCGTTCAAAGCCTGGTCCAAGAACGAAGGCCGAGAAGTGGATCCCATTATCTGGTTCACAGAGATGGGGCACGGGCCGATTCCAGAAGACGTAACGCCATAATTAATGCCCAAGGGATTCCTGGGGATATGAAGTTCGGGGGAGCACGCAACGGCAAAGATGAAGGATTACAGCGAGACCAGAAAGAAGGTCCAGAAGGCTATACTCCTCATGACCGAAGGCAGCAGGTCTGAGAGGCAGGCAGCTAAAGAGGCTGGAATATCTCGATCCAATCTCCAGCGGTACATTGCTGCTGGCCGTCTGCCGGATGGCCTACCAATCTGGCCCAATCAGGTCAGCGAGCAGATGGAAAAACGGTCAGAAGATGCGGCTCAGAACTGGCTTACTCAGGAGAAGAGCGGCCAATTCAATGGGCAATCAAAAAACCAGCAGCATCAAGGCCAGCAGATCCCCGGCCCGCTCTCCGATCAGCGGGACTCTTCCGGGAGATTTCTTCCTGGAAATCAAATTGGCGCTAGTTACTCCAGTTCCGCCAGGAAGGCCAAAAAATTGTTGGCGGACTTCGCGCCTTATGTTGCAGAGACCCTCATGAACATCTTCCGCGACCTGCCCATCGACCGGCCCGAAATCATTCTCGCCTTCGCAAAGGAAATCCTCGACCGTGGCCTCGGCAAACCTATCCAAGCTATCGATCTCAAGGAGACCCACACCCATGAAGAATATCGCTTCTTTGAAGCCGCAATAATAGCCGCTGATGCCGATGCCATCCGATCCGCGGCAGCTCTTGCAGAACGCCTGGAGAGCCACGCCCGCAACGCTCGCGGAGCATCTTTCCTACGGCAAGTGGAGATCATACCGCCACCTGGCGGAACTCTCCATAATCTTGTCCCTGGCGGTGGCCGGGAAGTATCCGAGACTCATAATCTCGATGCCTCCACAGACGGGCAAGAGTGAGCTTGTTTCTCATTGGTTCCCCGTCTGGCTGCTTGATCTGTTCCCCTGGATCAGGATAATTCTCGGTTCTTATCAGGACGATTACGCTGCCACCTGGGGAAAGAAGGTCCGAAATACAATTCTAGAAAACCAGGATCAGCTTCGAGTAAGGATCTCTGAGGATTCAGGGGCCGCGAACATGTGGCTCACGACTGAGGGCGGGGGCATGTCCAGCTCCGGCGTCTCTGGCTCCGTGACCGGCAAGCCTTCTCATGTGCTCATCATTGACGATCCGATCAAAAGCCGCGAGGAGGCTGAATCACTCACCTACAGAAATAGGATCTGGGACTGGTGGACTGGAACGGCAAGGACTAGGCTGAACCCTCTCCCATGGGCTCCCTATTCCGTCGTCATCGTCATGATGACCCGATGGCATACCGACGATCTCGCAGGCCGTCTCCTGGCACGCAAGGTAGATGCTGATTTGGCTCAGTATGTCCCGCCATGGGTGCAGTGGAAACTCCCTGCAATTGCCCTTGAGAACGATCCTTTGGGTCGAAAGCCAGGAGAGGCGCTGTGGCCGGAGAAATACCCGCTTGAGCTTCTTTATGCGATCAAGGGCGAGACTTCGATTTATGACTGGGAGAGCGAGTATCAGCAGAGTCCGATAGTGAAGGCAGGTAGCCTATTCAGGCGCGAGTTCTTCAGGCCTATCGAGGTCCTGGCCTGAATTCTTGGAAATTTTATGCCTGAGATACTAGATGAGTCCGAAGCTAGACCGCTCACGGTCTCCAGAAAGAGCCTGCGAATTGGCAGCTTTTGCGATCTGGCCACATCGACCAAGACCAGAGCCGACTACACCGTCATGGCGACGGTTGGCATGGACAAAGCCCTGAACGTCTACATCCTCGATATCCTGCGCGGGCGCTGGGAGTGGCCTGATGCCTATGAGCACATCGTAGACGAGATCCGGTCTCAGAAGGTCAAGCTGGTTGGAGTCGAGACCAATGGCTTTCAGCTATCCTCTTTTCAGGCACTGGTGAGAGATTCCCGTCTGAAAGGCGTGGCCTTTCATGGCGTGGCCATGTCCAGCGACAAAACTAGCCGGGCGCTTTTGGTTTCGTCCAAGGGCTCAAACGGCAAGCTGTACTATGCAGCCGGTGCTTCCTGGTCTGAGTATATGATCACCGAGTTTGTGAATTTTCCAGGCTTCCGGCATGATGACGTTGTGGATGCAGTTTGCGGAGCCGTGGAGCTCTTGAATCGTTTTTCGCCTCCGGTCTCGATCTCAAGGCCGGGTGTTGCAAAAAGACAGTCCAAATGGCGGAGGAGTAGGTGAAACACGCAAAGAAAAGCAAATCTTCTCAGGGGCCGAACAGCGGCTTCTCTGAGCTAGGCCGGACAGGCCTGAATCGGTTTGGTGGCTGGATCTCTGAGGAATGGCTGCCAGATCTGCAGGGCAGCAAGGGCGCTGATATCTACAAGCGCATGAGCACGAATGATGCCATCATTTCTGGCGGCCTGTTTGCCATCGAGATGATAGCAAAACAGGTGCCTTGGCATGTTACTCCTGGCGGCAAGAGTCCTGCAGATATCAAGGCTGCGGAATTTCTGGAATCCAATCTCTACGATATGGAAGTCTCTTGGCCTGCTACCCTCTCCGAGGCTCTAACCGTGTATACCTTCGGTTGGTGCGTGATGGAGAAGGTTTACAAGATTTGCCGAGGCTGGAACCAGAAGGATCGGCGTTTTAAGTCTCAGTTCAACGATGGCCGGGTGCGCTTGCGAAAGCTGGCCCCGAGAGCCCAAGAGACCCTGCAAGATTGGGAGTATCGAGAAGGAAGCGATGACCTTTTAGCAATGATCCAGCTCCCGCCGCCGGATTTCCGGGAGAGACGAATACCGATAGACAAATGCCTGCACCTCAGGATGACATCTGCCAAGGCCAATCCGGAAGGCAAGTCCGGACTGCGTGGAACTTACCGCGCTTGGTATATCGTCTCGAATCTCGAAGACATTGAGGCCATTGGGATAGAGCGGATGATTGCGGGCTATCCTGTTCTGTACGTTCCAAAGGAGATTGCAGACCCAGATGAGGACGACGAGGTGGCATTAGCCGCACATGAAGATTTCATGCAGCTCATTACCGGCTTCCGAACAGACGAGAACGAGGGCATACTGCTCTCCTCAGAGCGGTACGAAAACGGCGATCCCAAGTATGAGCTGAAGCTGGTTTCTGCAAGCGGTGAGGTTCCGGGCACGAATCAGGTCATCAATAGATACAAGATTGCGATGGCCGTAAGCATGTTAACTGATTTCCTGCTACTTGGTCAGGGTAAGACCGGATCTTACAATTTGGCCGAGACAAAATCAAGGATCTTCGGCCAGGGGATCAGTGCGCTCCTGGATATCCTGGTCGAGGAGATGAACGCCTCTGTCGTGCCTGATCTTATAGCTTTCAATCCGGATCTGTTCGAGGACCTGGAAAAGCCGCCCTATTTCACGCATGGCAAGGTTGAGACGCCCAATCTGGAGCAGCTGGCCACCTACTTACAGAAGCTCGGATACAAAGCGGAGTTCCTCAGAGCCGATGTTGAACTCGAAAACCACCTGCGAGCACAGGCAGATTTGCCGCTGCGGCCCGTAATGCAAACGCAATCTCAAGAGAATGCAGACGAGGACAGAGAAGAGGATGAACGCACAGAGACGCGACATCCGTCTCAAGACGAAGGAGAGGTGCCAGCATGAAGCTGGCCGATATGACACCTCCAAGACTCCAGGCCGCCCCGGAGGAAGAAGTGCACCTGGCTTGGCTGCGCCTCTCTCAGTGGTTCGGTACAGCTCAGGCAAAGGGCCGAGCAGTCGAGAACATTGTGAACGCTGCCGTCTTTGTAGCAGAGGAGTACAAGCGCCGAGGCTGGGAGATAGATTCGAGCAAGCCTCTGGCTCAGGCCGTGGCCTCTCTGCAGCGTCACAAGGGAATGGCCTTTTCCGTGGCCCAGGCCCTCGATTCTCTCCCTTCAGAGGTCGTCCTGGTCAAAGATTTTGCCTGTCTTGTCGGCTCTGCAGTTTCTAAGGAGAAGCCGAGGGACGTAGATATACTGATCCGTGCAAGGCGTGACGATGTAGGCGAGAATTTCCTGGTGCAGGAGGAAAACGTTCTACTACCGCTCAGGAAGGTGCTCGATCCCGACAAAGCCCAAAAACTGCACTGGATCAATAACCCACAGGGGCCACACTCGGATCATGTACCTCTCTATTCGCTGATCCTGCGGCGCGAGTCTCTGGAAAAGCAGATTGTCAAGGCTCTTGAGCCAGGCGAGCATTTCCCGCCAGAAAAGCCGCTCATGGCCGGAGTGACGGAATATTTCAGCACTAAGGAGCTGTGGCCCTGGTGCAAGAAGAAGATCGAGGAGGGCGCAAAGCTCGCCGGAGAGATCAAGTTCGACGGCTTCAGGTGCATCATCTCCTTGAAGGACGGCGAGGTCTCAATCTGGTTCGAGGATTCGGGAGAGGACAGAGCACAGCATTTGCCGAGCATCGTTAAGGCAGTAAAAGAGAGCGGCTACAAGAGCCTTGTTCTAGATGGTGAGATGCTGGCCGTCGATCACCATGGCCGGATCATTCCACGCACCCAGCTCTTGGAGATGCTCTCTGGAGATCCGGCTTTCGAGCCCTATTATGTGGCTTTTGACTGCCTGAACATGGATGAGGATATCAGCCAAAGGCCGCTGGGCGAGAGGCAGACTATTCTTGCAGCCTAGGTGGATGCCCTGAAATCTCCGCAGATCAAGCTCTCCGAGGCCCGCAAGTTCGATACTGAGAAGGAGCTGGAAATTGTGGGCCGCTGGGCATCCTCGCAGCCAACAAGCGAGGGCCTGATGGTCAAGGATCTCACGAAGCCCTATCATCCGGGAGGCAGCGATGACTGGGGAAAGTGGAAGACCACTTTTGAGATCAAGGTGCAGGTCCTCGAAGTCAAGGAAAAGAAAAATGGCTATTCTTACCTTTGCGGCCTGTGTGAACCTCCAAAGATAGCTGACAAGAAGCAGATACACTCATCCGGCTTGCTTGTTCTCGGCAACACTTTTGTTACTCAGTACAAGGCCAGTGTGGGCGATGTCCTGAACGTCCGCATAGAGGAGCTTCTGATTCTCAACAAGAACAAAGATGAGGTACACATTTCATGGGGCAAGCCGACAGTTGTAGGGCCGGATTCATCGAGAGATGCCTACACAGTGGCTCAGGCCGTGGATCTCGCCCGCCGATGCCACGTCCTCAAAGTAGAGGTAGGCAAAGAGGATGTGCCTCCTTGGGGAAAGGCGGGCGCACAAATTGCATTCGTTGCAGCCAGCCCGAACGAGGGGGAGGGAGCCAGGCGCGAGCCAATGGTCGGCCCTCCAGGAGAGCGGTTCCAGAGTCTTTACCTTGAGCCTGCGGGCCTGCAGAAAGAGGATGTAGCTCTCCTCTATCTGGTCCCCCGAGTCCTCTATGAGAAGGGCCAGCCTCGTGCTCCTTCAGAGCTGGAGGTCGAGGCCTGGACTCCGCATCTGATGCAGAAGCTGTTCGAGATCAATCCTCGTGTCATCGTGGCTCTGGGCAAGCAGGCTGGCCTGGCCCTGGAGGACCTCGCAGATTTCGTGATGCCTCATCCTGCGGCCGTGCATAGATATGGAGATTCAGGCGAGGTCTCCAGGAAGATCAAGCAGGTCACGGCCAAGGTTCAGGAGATCGCCAAGCAGGAAGAGGGCAGCGGAGATACACGCTCAGATATTGCCGCTCGTGAATATCTTAGGGCCTGGTGGCAGATGGTTCCTGCCTCTGGAAAGGGCCGGTTTGTGCTGCAGGCTCACTGGCGGGGACTATCCGAGGAGGAGACAAAGCTCTCACATGAGGAGCTTTTAAAGACCGATCACTCAGTCCATTGCGATCTTCGCTTTGAGATCGACAGGTCCCGTCTGTGGGGATTCACGATCTTTGAGGGATCTACCGAAGATATCAGAGACAAGGGCCAGGGTGAGGCCAGGATCATACACCTGCCGCCAGATGACAGCCTGCAGGGCGCTTTCAAGCTGCCTCAGCCGCACGAGTGGCTTACCATCGCTGAGGAGAAGCCTTTCGTGTCCGAGCCTGGGGGCGTGGGCTCGACGGCTCAGAAGTTCTCTAAGTTCTTCCAGCTCGATGCCGGAACATATGAGTTCAGCTTTGCCAGGCAGCACGGGCGAGAGGTGTTCATGCATGGCGAAAAGCTGAAAGGCCGCCTGCTGATGCAGTACGCACATGCAGGCGATCAGGGCCGAGTGTGGATGATTCACAAGCCAGAGAGTCAGGAGCCATACACCGCAAGCCACAAGCTCGAAGATGTCATAGAAGAGCTGAGAGAGAAGGGCCAGGAAAAGCTTGTATGGTCGAAGCCAGGGCAACCACCGAAGATTATAAATATTCAGAGATGTCCATTTAAAAAACAGAGATACGCCGCGATACTAAAAGCCGATGTGGAAAAAAGGCTCGTTTTTGGCGTAATTTCAGAACCCGACACCGTTGACCTTCAAGGAGACGTTCTCAGCCGTGAAGAAATAGCCAGGATGGCCCGGAACTTCGTTGAGTACGTTCGGGAGTTCAGAGATCGTCATACATCCAGGAAGGTCAAGGTTGAGATCGTTAGATCCTGGATAGCAGAGAAGGACAATTGGATGCACGGCCAACTGGTGAAGGCTGGCTCCTGGTTGCTCTGCGTCCGCGTCCTAGACGATGAGGTTTGGGGAAAGATCAAGGCTGGCATCTACAGGGCGTTCTCAATTGGTGGAAGGGGGGTTCGCATTGAAAGAACACGACCTGATAATAAGCGGTCTGTTGGAAGAAATTAGTTTCGTCCCTCAGGGGGCAAACGGAAAAGAGTACCTACTGGTGAAGGAGCACAAGATGAAAGGAGACATTCTAAAAAGTATAGCAGAGACCCCAGATGAGGAGCTGCAAAAGGCTCTCACCCAGGCCAAACTGGATAAAGAGTCTCTGGACGTTCTTGAGGCTGTTGGAAGCATCCTCAAGACTTACAAAGACAAGCTTCCAGCCGATAGCCTGGTCATCCTCGCCAAAGCCTGCGGCTATCCTGAGCCCAAAGAGCCCGAGAAAAGGAAGACGGACAAGGGCGACAAGGATGAAGAGGGCGAAGAGGACGACGACAAATGCTACGGCTTCACTAAAGAGCAGCTGGAGGAGATGGACCTCGGAGTCCGGGTGATGATCGAGAAGATGGCGGCCAAGATCGACGCCACTGAGGAGAGAGCCAAGAGGTTCGAGGCCCTGGCCAAGGAGCTGAAGGATGCCGAGATCACCAAGGCCTATATCGAAAAGGCCGAGGCTCTACCTCATGTTCCTGGCCTGATTGCCGAAAAGCATGCGCCCATCATGAAGATCCTGGGAGAAGATCATCCCTCCGAGTTTGCAGAGATCTACAGCGTGCTCAAGGCTGCAGATGCTCTGCTGGAGAAGTCCTCTGTCTGGGATGAGATTGGAAGCGCAAGGGCCGTCAGCAGTGGCTCAGCCATGAACAAGATCCAGAAGGCGGCTGAGGCGCTGGTGCGAAAGGACACCTCGGGAATGACATACGAGGATGCCGTCGAGAAGGTCCTGGAGGAACATCCCGAGTGGTACGAAGAGTACGAGTCGGAAAGAGCCGAAGCCAAAGGGGTGGCTTAGGTTATGGCGGTCGAAGAGATCATCTACAACACGAGTGTCATAGCTGGCTCCGACCTCTCGGCAAAGCAGTTCTACTGCGTCAAGCTCAATGCCTCCGGCCAGATGGTCATATCCGGAGCTGGGGAGAACGCCCTTGGAATTCTGCAGGACAAGCCCGCCTCAGGTCAGGTTGGAGCTGTTTGCTGTCTTGGAAAGAGCATGGCCATATATGGAGCCTCAGTCACTGCAGGCCAGAACCTTGCCTCAGACGCATCAGGGAAATTAGTCCCAGCAACAGGAAGCGATGCTGTAGTGGCCGTGGCCGCAGAGTCCGGATCATCAGGTGACATCTGCAGCGTTTATGTCGTCTCCAGAGCCACTTCTGGCGCCGTCCAGAAGAGCATTCTCTCAATTCCAGTGAAGCTCTCCAAAGTGGCCAACGGCGACATACTCACCCAGTTCACGCCAGGCTTTCCGGGCCAGATTGTTAAGGTCTCCTTTGCGGTCACAGATCCTGTGACAACTGCCGATAAGGCCGCCACCCTCAATCTGGAGATCAACTCCACAGACGTATCTGGCGGAGTTCTGTCTCTTACAAGCGCCAGCTGCGGCACTTTGGGGGCGGTGGTGAATGCCACGGCCATCACCGGGAACAACGTATTCGATGCAGACGATGCAATCAGCATCGAGGCCTCAGGGGTGACTGCCTTTGCAGAGGGCGAAGGCGTGCTATTGATCGTCATCGGATAAGGAGGTGAGAGAAGATATGCCTAATCCTACTGCCGGAGATGTTCATGTAGATCGTTTACTTGGAAACATCTCCACAGCATACATCCAAAAGCAGAGCGCATTCATAGCCGACAAGGCATTTCCTGTAGTCCCGGTGGACAACAAGAGCGACCGCTATACGAGTTACAGCAAAGAGGACTGGCTGCGAGACGAAGCCCAGGAGCGGGCTCCAGGCACCGAATCTGCAGGCGGCAGCTACGAAATAGATACATCTCCCAGCTTTTACTGCCGCAAATATGCCTTCCATAAGGACATAGACGATGACACGCGCTCCAACCAGGACAGGCCCTTTGATGCTGATCGTGATGGCACCCTCTTCGTCTCACAGAAGATGCTCCTGAAGCGAGAGCGCATGTGGGCAAGCAACTACATGACCAACGTATGGGGAACGAACCTGGTGGGCGTCTCCGGAACGCCAGGCTCTGGAGAGTTCAAGCAGTGGGACCAGAGCGCAGCAACTATCCTCAAGAACATCGAGGACTGGAAGGAGCTGGTCGCATCCACAACTGGCTACGAGCCAAATATAATCGTCTGCGCGCCTGACGTTCTCGCTACCCTCAAAGTGAGCTCAGAGATCAAGGACACCATCAAATACACCCAGAAGGGAGTAGTCACTGAGCAACTGCTGGCTGAGCTATTCGGCGTTGAGAAGTTCCTGGTGCCTCGTGGTGTCGTCAACACAGCCGCCAAGGGCAAGTCTGGAACCTTCCAGCGCATAGTCAGCAAAAAGGTCCTTCTTTGCTACGCTCCTGAGAAGCCATCCATCCTTATGCCGTCGGCAGGATACATATTCTCCTGGAAAGGCTACTTTGGGGCTGACAGGTTCGGCGCTAGAATCAAGAAGTTCCGCATGGAGAACGTGGAGTCAGACCGCATCGAGGGCGAGATGGCCTTTGACTGCAAGCAAGTGGCAGCAGATCTCGGCGTTTATGCTGCAAATGTGATTGCCTGAAGGCTTTCCTCAATTTTTTTGGGATGCTATGGCCTACACAGACAATCCATCTGGAAGCCTCATTGATTTGGTGAGGCTGAAGGCAGGAGACACCGAAACAACGCCCGTTCTAACCGACAATGCAATACAGGCTTTTTTGGATAACAATGACGGCAACGTGCTTTTAGCCGCAGCGGAAGCCTGCGAGGCGTTGGCGGCTCATTATGCCGACAATCCTACAGAGGTGGTGGGCGATCTTGAGGGTGCAGCCACCAAGACGCAGAACTTCTTGAGGGCAGCAGACAGATATAGAGCGCAAGCGGCAGAGCTGAAGGCCGAGGAAGAAATCAAGGAAAAGACCAGGCCGAGAAGACCAGGCTACTGCAGCACAGCACTCAGTAAAGCGCCTGCTGTTACACGGGGGATGTGTGGCTGAGTTATCAATACCGCAGGCCGATCTAGTAAGGCTTGCTCTGGCAGCCATTGGTAGCCTTGGAACCTGGCTCTTTGGAGCGTGGGACCCAATTCTTCAGGCGCTAGTGGCACTCGTGATCATTGATTACACGACTGGCACTCTGGCAGCCTTCTTTGAGCGCAATCTGAACAGCTCAATAGGCGTTCGAGGGATCTGTAAGAAGATCTGCATCTTTCTCATGGTGGCCTTGGCCAACATCCTGGACTCAACAGGCGGCATGGGCGATCCCTGGATCAGGACTTGCGTGATCATGTTCTTCATTGCGAATGAGTCTTTGAGCGCCCTGGAGAATGCCGGACGTGTAGGGATTCCGCTGCCTGAGCCACTGATAGCCGCCTTAGAGAAGGTCCACAAGCAGCATACAGGCGAGGAGATGAAGAGATGAACGATACAAAAATCCCAGGGCTTCAGGTGCTCGGTCAATCCCAGGTCCTCGATCCTGCAGAGCTGAAACGGCTTGAGGCCCTGGCGCCAGAGCTGCAACACGCATTTTGCACCCGCACAATCTTTCGAACGCCAACCGAGGCACGCTTCTCCGTCTTAAACGACCTCAAGCATCCAACGAATGCCTCGAAGTATCACCAGGCAAAGCTCGAGCAGGCGGTCATGTTCGACAACCTGATCAAGCTCTCCTTTGCCTTCAGGCGAACAAGAATCGATCTCGCCGATGCCAGAGCTCGTCTGAAGAAGGCTACAGGCCATCAGAAGGAGCGGATGCAAGTGGATGTGGATGAATTGAGATACAGGCTCATCTGCATGCAAAAGGAGGCTCAAGAACGCTTGAGAGAGCTTGAGATGTGGAGCGAGATAAAGGCCTCTTTGGAGGGCGACTTTGACAGGGACAACAAGGACACAGATGAGCTTGTGGCCCTGGCCAGGCGCTATATGCTCGAGCTGCCGGTAGCACAGCGTTCGATTGCCGATGTCGGAGGGGCTGTGAACGTCATAGCCCAGGCCATGAGCCTAATGGCCGAATGCAAAAGGCGAAACCTGAACCTTTTGGATCAGGGACAAGATGCTCAGCCGAATCTGGAGGAACGACCATAACTGGCGCTTGGACGACTGCCGACAGCCTGACGACCGCCCGCTATGATACCTGTGGCGGCGGAAACAAGGACGATGCCATCATAATTGGAGGAGATAGCACGTCCACGACTGAGGAGTTCAACGGAACCACATGGTCGAATGGCGGCGCCATCAACACAGACGAGATAAGGGCCGCAGGAGGCGGCACGAGCAGCGATGCGTTCCATGCCGGTGGAATTTACGAGGATGTTGTTGTAGAAACTGAGGAGTACAACGGCTCGACCTGGAGCTCAGGGGGAGATCTGATCACAGGGCGCGATGGCCCAGGCGGAAGTGGCAACAGCTCGAATGCGATTGTGGCCGGTGGCTGGGATTATGACTCGAACGTATACAGCACCACAGAGGAGTACAACGGCACATCCTGGAGCTCTGGCGGGAACCTGAATGCAGCACGCGAGTATCTGGTCGTGGCAGGAGATAGCACAAGCGCCATCGCAATGGGCGGGAACACAAAAGATACAGAGACCTACAACGGCACATCCTGGACAAGCGGAAACGACATGATCAATGTCCGCTATGCTCCTGCAGGCGGCGGCAGCTCGGGAGGTGCTATCTGTATGGGGGGCACAGATAGCGATTTAAGCGATGATCTGACAAGCACCGAGGTTTGGGGCGGCACATCCTGGAGCGCTTCGGCTACTCTGAACACCGGCAGGTGCGGGCTGGCGGGTGGCGGGGGCACCACGAATGCCATATGCATGGGCGGATCTGTGGGCGGCTGGGAGATGACAGCATCGGCTGTCTGCGAGACCTTCACTGACTCGACGGGCTCAACAGTCCTTGCCTCGGCCCTCGTGGATGCGGATTCTTTGGCAACTGCAAATGCAAGCCTCCTACGGGCTGTGGCTGCGCTGATAGATGCTGATTCTGGAGCAGCAGTGCTGGCCACTGCTCAGCATTTTGGCCTTGGAACAGTCGAAGGCAAGGCATCAAGCCTGGCCCTTGCAAGCGTTCTTAGGACCGTCGCAGCTCTGGCCGAGGCTCAATCATCTGTCTCTGTCGCATCCCGATCCTCGAAGCTGGCGGCTGCCCTGATAGATGCTGACTCGTCCGGGCTGGCAAATGCAAGCGCTCTGAGGGCAGTCTTCGCACTTTTTGATGGCGAGTCTTTAGGGCAGGCCGACGCCACAGTTCTGAGAACGGCCACGGCCATGGCAGCTGGCAGGTCTGAGATCCTGGCCGAGGCTGCAATCCTGGCTGTGGCCAGAGCAGCGATCGAGGCTGAGGCTTCATTGGCCGCAACAGCCGCAGAGAAAAGGGTCGTCCTGAGCGTCCTATCCAAAATTACGAGGATGCGGTCTATGAGGTCCAATCTGAGATGACGAAGATCTATGCAGGGGCTGTAGGCGTGGAGCTCAGGCTGGACACAGGCCAGAACCTTGCCGAGGCTACGTGCTTGAAGATCCTGGTCAAGAGACCGGATGGCACAGAAACGGAGTGGCTGGCGCAACAGTACAACAGCACACCGATCTATTATGTAACTGTATCCGGTGATCTGGCGGCCAGTGGCGACTATGTGCTGCAGTCCTACGTCGAGTGGGGTGACAGCAGCAAGCACCTTGGAGAGAGCGTGGTGCTGAAAGCATATGCAAAGTATGCATGAATAAGAGGATAAAACATGACGGGGAGCATTACAAACTATCTTGAGGAGAAGCTGTTGAAGGATCTGTTTGGCATTGCGGCATTCTCGCCACCGAGCACCTTCTACATCGGCGTTTGCACTGGAGGAGTGGCCGAGGATGGAACGGTTACGGGCGAGCCATCCGGAAATGGTTATGCCCGTGTCTCTGTCGGCAACAACACGAACTGGGATTACTCCCAGGTTTCAGGGGTAACGAAGATCGAGAACCATTCAGCAATCGCCTTTGCTGAGGCTACGGGAAGCTGGGGGACGATCACAGACGTATTCATAGCTGATGCCGAGACAGGCGGAAATGTGCTGGCATTCGCAACCCTTGCCTCATCCAAGGCCATTGGCAGCGGCGACACGCTGCAGTTTGATGCAGGAGACCTGGAGTTCACACTGGACTAGAAAGGCATGACAAACAGCCCTCCCACGATCTCAGATGTCGCATTCGAGGAGGCCAGTCCCTATTTCGTGGATCAAAAGGTCCACATCATCGCAACGGCCACAGATCCCGATGGGGACCAGATTCTCTATCGGTTCTTCATCAAGAGGGCAGCGAACTTGTGGGAGGCGCTGACTGGCTGGGAGAAAAAGAACTGGCTCAGCTACACGATAGACAAGCTGGACTATCCAGGGATCGATATCAAGTGCCAGGTTAGAGATGGCCTGCATAAACTCGAGAACTCTTTCGATGCAGAGTCCGAGGCGAGCATTGTCATATCCAGGGCCTCGCTCATGTCTGTTACTCCTTCGCTTTCCAGCCCGCAGGCCAACGAGACTACCATATTGTTCACGGCCACTGCCAACAAGACGATGAACATTCGATACCGCTTCTGGCTGAATGGCCCGGGAACTGGTGGCGTTTGGGTCGACAAGACAGGCTGGCAGACGTCCAACTCCTGGAAGTGGAGGACGCTTTACTGCGATGTCGGGACGAATCAGATCAAGGTCCAGGTGGTCGAAGATCCTGTGCTCTGGGATGATGCAGACACTGCAGGAAGAGAGATCGTCCTGGAGTACACAATAGCATGATGCTGATTATGGCAGTAAACTATTTTGGAAAGATTCAGGTTTACAATGTGGACCCAAAAGACGAATGGAGGGCCTGCGGATACTCGGATGTGCTCTTCGACGGCCAGTTCGTCTACTACTGCCCATTCGATGAGGGCAAAGAGAACGGCGTAGTTCTCAGGTACAACACTGAAAAGCCCTTTAAGGATCCCACTGCCTGGTCGATCTATGATGCCGGAGACACCGATGGCCTGAATACGAAGAGCTATTTCGGGCTGGTGTTCGATGGTCGATATATCTATTTCGTGCCTGCAAGCTGTAAGGATGCGCCTTATGCTCATTGTCGAGTTCTGAGGTACGACACTCAGGGCCCATTCGGAAAAGCCGAGTCATGGGCTGCATACGACGCCAAAGATACTGGCGGAGAAGTTTGCAGGGGCTACAGGGGCGGAGTCTTCGATGGCCGATATGTCTATTTCGTGCCATACATGAACGACGACTTCTTTGGATTCCATTGCGTCTTTCTGAGGTATGACACTCAGGGCCCATTCAAGAGTGCCGAGTCGTGGGCTGCATACGATGCTGGCAGCATCGGAGGCGGGCCGAACAAGGGCTATTGGGGCGGGGTGAAGAGCGGCGAATACATTTACTTCTCGCCTTACAACCGCATAACCGACAATGGAAGGGTCCTGCGCTACAACATCTCCCTGCCCTTCAAAGATCCTGCCTCGTGGAGCGTCATGGACCTTGAGGCGATCGACGCCAACTGCGTGAACCTCGGGACGCCTGCGGCAGATGATCGTTATGTCTATTTCCCTCCTGGGCAGTGGGTGTGGGCAGAGGCATTTGCATTATGCATTGCCAGGTATGACAGGGATCTTCCTTTTGAAGACCCTGCTGCATGGGAGATCCTGGACCTGAGGGACTTAGAGCCTTATCCCCAGGCTCATGCCTCATGCTACTTCTACGGGCAGTATGTATTGTTTGGACCTTATAAAAACGATCTCCTGGCTTACAATACTGAATTGCCCTTCACAGATCCCTCGGCCTGGACCGTCAGGGATATTGCGAATTCAGACGGCGAGATGGAGTCTTATGGGTACAGGGGCGTGGCTGCAGACGATCTCTATTTTTATTTTGCGCCCTATGAGAATGATGCAATAGGCTGGCACAGCATGGCAATGCGCTGCCATGTGTCGCCATGCTGCAATCAGGCGGCACCTGTGCCAGGCGACGAGGATCTGACGAAGTACTACGTTCACAGTCCAGGGCCGGAGAGCTGGGAGATCACACAAAATAAGGTCACTGTCACGGATGCGGCGCTCGGATATGATCATTATCTTTACCGCTGTTACGGGTATGGTGCTTTTGAGGGCTTGCGGGTGGATTTCTATGTCAAGCTGATATCGGCCAGCTACCAGGCTATTCCAGATGCAAGGACGATAAAGCACGGGGCGCTCTGCTTCTCTAACAGGAGGCACGGCCAGAGGAAGTCTTTAACAGATGATGATCTGGCCGTGCAGCTGCGGGCGGATTTCTTGAGCGGCGTGATGCAGGGCTGCTATATTCAGCTCGACAGGCTGGATGGAGGGGAGGGGCCGAGGTATGAGATATCTCTGAACACTGCCTATTACTGCACCCTTCATAGGGATGAGGAGTGCCTTGGAACTGCGACGCTGAAGATATACAGCGATGCAGCGAGGACGAGCCTGCTGGCGACTCTGACGCAGACGGGATTTGGGTCTCGAAGATGGAGGTTCATCTATGCCACGAGGGGGGCTGGAGAGCCGACGGAGGAAGAGAATGCCTGCTCGTATGAGTGCGGAGACATAGTGGTTGACAGTTGAGCTTCAGCAGAATAAAAGAGGGTTTAGGCCTGAAAATTGCCTGGAGCTGCCGGTCATTGAGGAGCTGGCCGCCTCGATTTCGGGGTCCAAGCTTGTGCAGTAGTCAATCGCGTCTTCCGCACTTCCAAACCCTAAAGATAGCACTTTTTGGATTTATCCCAAATTTTTCCAAAACACTATCCTTTTCGCATAAACAGTTTTTTGGGTTAAGGGTCCAAACCTGTCCCAAAATAGATACTCTCACGTAGATCAATAGAACGCTTGCCTTTAAGTATATATAGGCAGGGTGGGGTACCTATATATATAGAAGGAGCGCACAAGGAGTATTCGGTGAAAACCATGATAAAACTAAAACTCTATTTGCCACGAGCCTTTGCCGATAATGCAGACGCCAAAGTAGTAGAGAAGCTCTTAGAAGAAATCAAATCCAAAGGAGAAGTAATTTCGGAGAAGGTGATCCTCGATCAGAAAGAAGAAGCTGATTTAAAATCCGAAATTCTTATGAACATATCTATATGCAAAGGAATTGCAATAAAACAATCTCGAAAATCAAAAATGCTGTATCCTCAACTTGTAGTTTTTAGTGACGACAAGCCAATAATATTCTATCCACAAGAAAGAGCAGGAAAAAAGATAGATATTCAGGAATTCTTGAAGGGTTTACTCAGCGAGAAATTCATGTCTCTACAAAATATCGATGATCTTGAAAGAGCTAAAATCCTAGATGCCGTAAAGAAGAGCTAGCAAAAAACAGGGATGGTGATTTCGATGATATCATGCCTCAAATTTTTTAAAAATTTATGCATATTCATTTAATATCACAGTATCAGGAATTGTAACCTTGAACGATTCTCGGAGTCTGGCTAATTTAAGCACGTTCTCACCCATTAACGGATCTTTCGGATTCCAATTTGCCAGGGCAAAAGTCACAGTTGCATTCTTCGCCAAATATCCTTGAAGCTCACATATAAGTGTCTGATCTGGATTTCTGTAAATTTGCATGGCGAATGAATATGGTCCTAAATTATTTTCGTACGATTGAATTACAGGATCTCCATCGGGTGTTCCCCACATTTGATGTCCCCAAGTTGTTAGCATAAAATCCATGAGTTTAGGATGATCGCCCAATGGATAGCAGCCTTCTCTATGCATAGTAATCGACAATGCAAAAGTTTGATTATCACCTAGGACAGTTCCCGCCCAACTTTCTATACTCCCCCATTCGCTAGGGTACATAAAACTCATACCATTTTTATTGTAATTGGTCCAATCGCTTGCCACTACGACAGAAGATATTAATACTATTATTGCAATTAATTTTAACATGGTCTTTCTCATATTCCTTATTCCTCCATGATCATATTACAGTCACATAGAGCCCTCATCTCTCTAATTCTTACATCATATGCATTTTGCAGCAAATTTGCGAAGTCTATCTTAATTCAATATATATTTCAAACTTCCTTAAGTACTGCCTCAATCTTCGGCAACAAAGAGCCCAGGAAATAGCGGCCCGGCTTGCGAGGCCGGGCGGGCCTAGTCCTAGGGCTCCGCTCGAGCCTGTTGGACGTAACAGTCTAAACAGATTTCTTCGCCGGGCTCGATGTCGGCCTGGGAATCCTGGCAGACTGGGCAGTATCCGGTCATCGCACTTCACCATGTGGGTTACAATTAGGACAGGGTCTTTTCTCGCGCTTGACCGCAAATCGATCTGCCACAGGCTCTTGGGAATGGCCCATATACGCATTTATGGAGGAATCTTCCGGAGTAACTACCTCAACCCAGCGACGATCTTGGCATAGTCTACATTTTACGATCTTATGGCACATCAATATTCCCGCTCCTCAAAGTCATCGCAGCAAACTCGACCCTCATCTCATGCTTGCATGAGATGAGTCTTCCCATATATTCACTCACCAGGTTTTTTTTACGGTTCTAGTCCTGCATCTTTCAATTTCGCTTCAAGAGCCTGGATCTTCCCCTCCAGGGTCTTGTTCTTGGCCTCCAAGGTCTGCCATTTTGGGACGCTGTGAAGGATTTGCTCGACAGCTTCATCTCGCGTGTTGATTCGCGCCTTCGTCTGGTATGAAAGCAAAACCTGCTTGGCCTCATCGTCAACTATGACATTAACTCTATTCTTGCCACTGCCCATAATTTTTACTCACCTCTATGTTAACGTCAACGTCAGAAGATTTAAAGGTTTTGCCACAAAAGCCAACAAGTCTTCAGGATTAAGTCTTAATGATTAAGTCTTAATGGTTAAGTCTTAATGCTAAAGGCGTTAAGTTCTTAGGGCTTAAAGATTAAGTCTTAAGGCAATATATGGAAACGATAGCAATAACGAACCAAAAGGGAGGTTGCGGCAAGACCACCACAGCAGTTAATCTCTCCGCCTACCTCGCTGCCAAAGGCAAGCACGTTTTGCTGCTCGACCTGGACCCTCAGGCTTCGGCTACGACCCACTTAGGCATTACGAATTTCGAGAGCACTATCTACGAGGCCCTGATGAGCGATGGCAGCCTGGCCGATTTCATCATCCCTACGGAGGTCGGCGGCCTTGACATCATACCGGCAGACAAGCGCCTTGGTCGCGCTGAGATGGAGATAGCGAACAAGTCAATAGCGAGAGAGAGAATACTAAAACCGAAGCTGAAAGGCCGGGATTACGACCTCATCATCATGGATACACCACCAAACTTGGGCTTCCTGACGATTAACGCAATGGTGGCCAGTGATACAGTCCTAGTGCCGGTGCAGACGGAGTTCTTCGCCATTCAGGGGCTCTCCATGATCCTCGATCTGGCAAAGGCGATCCAAGAGGGCCTGGGCCAGGACTTGAAGCTAATCTACCTTCTCACGATGTATGACGCCAGAACAAAGATGGGGAAACAAGTCGTAACTAAGGTTCGGGAGCTTCTGGGAGATGATGTATTCAACACGATCATCCCGCGCAGCATCAAGCTGGCCGAAGCTCCCAGGTACGGAAAGCCTATTCTCTTAACCGAACCTGATTCACCAGCGGCAGAAGCCTATTCGAGGCTCGCAGAGGAGGTGATACTACGGATGATTTGATGGATTCGGTCTTCGGCGAGATAGGAACCAAGGCCAAAGCCAAGAGCAGCGCAGCAGCATTAAGCAAAGAAGAATTAAGCAAAGAAGAATTAAGCAAAGAAGAATTAAGCAAAGAAGAATTAAGCAAAGAAGAATTAAGCAAAGATGCATTAAGCCTTAAGGTAGACCCTGCGCTCCTTGAGGAGGCCCTTAATGCGGCAGTCAAGCGGCGGATGATAGGCGTGTGGAGTCCGACGATAGCGGCAGCGATGTATTACTTGAAGGGCTCGATCCCAAGATTCTCGACAAGTGAGGTAGCAAGCCGCTGGATCGAGGAGGGCCTGAAGAGAGATTACCCCGAGCTGATGAGAAAGTTGAAGGAGGATATGGAGCACTAAGCACCACCTCCAGAAGGTCAGAAACATTCATAAGATCTTATAGTACTAAGCAATGTTATGAGCCGAAGACGCTCGACTTATCCGATCCTTGAACAGATCCTCAGAATATGCATCGATGGGGCGGCCATGACCAAGATAGTTTACGGTGTCAACTTGAATTTCAAAACTATCAGGCCCCATTTAGATCTGCTGGTTCGCAACGGATTGTTAGAGACCTCGATGGGTGGTAGATATGCCTGCTACACCACGACGAAGAAAGGCGTTGAAGCGTTAGAACACTTGCAGGCATTGGAGAAGCTTCTTTCCGATGCTGCCCAGGCGGATACTTCTTTGGCTCCCATCCGCACTACCTTGGATTCTCGGTCATAGCTCCGCCTCGTTTTTTTGCCATATGCTTCCTTCCATGAGCCGGCATTGCTTAATTGGTTGTCCACTCGCAGGGGTCCACTCCACACGTCAGGTAGTCATTCCTGCTGCTAAGGGAGATATAAGTAATTTACTCACGTTTTCCTGTTGATCCTTTGTTGCCAAAGCCTTCGTCAGATGAGTCCCTCGAGGACAATCCATCAGAGGGCAATCCATCAGAGAACAACCCATCAGAGGGCAATCCATCAGAGAACAACCCACCAGAGGGCAATCCATCAGAGAACAACCCACCAGAACCACCATTCCGCCCCCCAAATTGGATGGAAATATGATAATAGATGTCCGTCATGACCTTTTATGTGGAGGGAATTCCTAAAGCCGATCAATTTTTAAGAGACATGCTCTAATCTAGGGTTAATCACGCTTAAGTCGTGAGTTTCGAGGAATTGCATGCCATTGGAAACCGGGATTGCTCCAGAGAATCTCAGCATTGCCGATATCGATCCTACTGCAATTTATTCGGTAACTGAGCTCTCCCGGCACATAAAAGATGCTTTGGCTGCAAACCCCAAATTCAACAACCTTCTCTTGAA